TATTTAATCAGTATCAACAAGGGTAGAATTGCCAGATGGTAGTAAAACATTTGGTAAAACAATTAATAATAATCCTGAAAAGTATTTTACACCAGAGATATTAGAAAAGTTAGATGAAGTTTGTGCTAAAGAATTTAAGTATGGAGATGTAGTTGACACCGAAGATACCACCGACCCACAAGACGACAAGTCCTAAACACCAAGAAGATTATGTGTTTGTAGAAAAACCTGGAGAGGACTTTACAGGCATTAAACTGATTAGTGGACCATATGCAAGTATAGTTCTTAAATATGGTAATGTAGGATTTAGACCAGAGTCAGAAAAAACACCAGATGGTGCTTTACCTATGGTGTTTGATTATACAGTTATTGAAAATAAGATAGGTGCAGATACAGATAGTCAAGAATTTATAAATCATATCGGTGATATTTTAGTTGTATTACTTGATGAACAATTGAAGGAGAAAAAGGAACTTAATGGAGAGAATTGAAAGAACAGCACTTCGTAATTTAATTCATAATGAAAAGTATTGTAGAAAGGTTTTGCCTTTTATCAAAGAAGAATATTTTTCAGATAGATTAGAAAAAGTATTATTTACTGAAATCTATAAGTTTGTAAACAAGTATAATAATCTTCCGACAAAAGAATCTTTATCAATTGAAATTAATAGTAATAAGAGTATCAATGAAGATGAATATAAAAAGGTTACTGATATACTATCTACTTTAAATCCAGAACCAGTTAATCTAGATTGGTTAGTTGAGACAACAGAAAAGTTTTGTAAAGACCGTTCTATACATAATGCTATTTTAAATGGTATTCAAATTATAGATGGTAAAGATAAGAACCATACACCAGAATATTTACCTGAATTATTATCAAATGCTTTGGGTGTGTCTTTTGACCAAAAAGTTGGGCATGATTATTTACAAGAATCAAAAGAGAGATATGATTTCTATAAAAAGAAAGAAGAAAGATTAGAATTAGATTTAGAATTTTTTAATAAGATTACAAGAGGTGGTATACCGAGTAAGACTTTAAATATTTGTCTTGCAGGTACTGGTGTAGGTAAAACAATGTTTATGACACACCTTGCTTCGTCTGTATTACTACAAGGTAAAAATGTTTTGTATATTACTATGGAGATGGCTGAAGAAAGAATCGCTGAAAGAATAGACGCTAATTTATTAAATGTTGGCATGAGTGATTTAGAAGAACTACCATATACAATGTATGAGACAAAGATTAACAAACTACAAAGTAAGACAACAGGCACATTAATCATCAAAGAATATCCAACTGCTACTGCTCACACAGGTCACTTTAAAAATTTGATTAGTGAACTTGCATTGAAAAAGTCATTTAAACCAGATATTGTATTTGTTGACTATCTAAATATTTGTGCTTCATCTAGATTTAAGTCTGGTGCAAATGTAAACAGTTATACTTACATCAAGGCAATCGCTGAAGAATTAAGAGGTCTTGCTGTAGAAAATGATATTCCAATATTCTCTGCTACACAAACTACTCGTGGTGGTTTTGTAAGTAGCGATGTGGGGTTAGAAGATACCTCAGAATCTTTTGGTCTTCCTGCAACAGCAGACTTTATGTTTGCTTTGATATCAAGTGAAGAACTAGAAGAAAAAAGCCAGATAATGGTTAAACAACTTAAAAATAGATACAACGACCCAACTGTAAATCGAAAGTTTATACTTGGTGTCGATAGGTCTAAAATGCGTTTCTATGATGTAGAACAAAACGCTCAATCTGATTTAGTTGATAGTGGGCAAGACTCAGTATCGTCTAATGATAAATTTAAAAGGCTGGGGCAATTCTCAGACTTTAAAATATAATAGTAACAAAGGAGAAAACAATGGCTATTAAAATAAATGAAAAGTGGTATGATGAAACTAAATTCAGTAATGAATTGAAACATGCTATCGTACAAATAAGTGTAAATCAAAACGCTGCTGCTAAAGCAAGTGTTGAACAACAAAACTCTAAAATACTATCTCAATGGTATTCAAAGTTTGTTATGGACAATGTACCTGCAGCTGCTGAAACTGAAGCACCTAAAGATACTTCTAAGGCAGAAGAAGTTAAAACAGACGCTGCCGAAGCACCTGCTGAAGAAGCACCTGCAGAAACACCAGCAGAGTAGTATGGGTAGAAAGGTCGCAAAAAAACCTAGAGTAAAGAAACATAAGATTTCTTATGAAGTAAAACTCGTTAAGAGGCAAGGTAAGGTCCGTTGGTTATGTATTGAACGACCAACGGGCAGTATCATAACTGAGTCTGAGTTTGAAGATGAGGCACAGGCAGTTTGCGACCATCAAAATAAACATAAACAATGGGAGAACCAAGGAGGAGTAGTTAAATTTTTAACACTAGGAAAAATATAATGGACGATATAAACAAACAAAGCAAAAGATTTTATGAAATCATAGATGTAATTAAAACATTACACGATAAAAAACGACATGATTATGGTGCAAATGAAGATATCTTTGCTAATTTTAGATTGTCAGAATTATCAGGCATACCTGCTTGGCAAGGTTCCGTTGTTCGTATGGGCGATAAGTATGCTCGTATAAGTAACTTCATCAAAAAAGGTGAATTTAAATTTAAAGAAGAAAGTATCAAAGACACTTTAATGGACATGGCAATTTATAGTTTAATTACCATGATACTATTTGAAGAAGAAGAAGAAAAAAATGACCACCAAGATAATTGATCCTGAAAAAGATTTTACTTCACAAGCAAAAAAGTTTGATATTGAGTCAATAGGCAATCCAGAAGATCCTGAGAACTTTCAAATTACAGATACAAAAACTGATAAAGTTTATACAATAAAGGCTGACGCTTTAAAAGGCGGAGACTATCATAAAATCATACAAGCGTCTGATGGCACAATACCCGAAGATGATATAAAAAAATACTATGATATTGTAATGAATATGGATTGGCAAGACGGTTGGTATTCGTCTGAAAAAATGAAGAACGAAGCAAAGACACCTGGTTATAAACATATTCATTTAGGTGGTAGTGATACTAAAGAAGTTGATTATGAAATTGAACAAGATTGGGTACAAGAGATTTGGGATAAAGTAAATCCTGGTGCAAAACTATTAAGACATTATCTTAACGGACATCACGCAGGTCAATCTGGCGGTATTCATATTGATGGATGGACTGGCGACCAATATACAGTCATTGTATATCTAACACCTGACTGGCGACCAGAAGATGGTGGTACGATAGAGTTTTGGACACCTAATCTAGATGATGAAATGAAAGCAATGGCAATCAATACACCTTATGGTCTTAATGGTGACCCTAATATGAACATTGTAAAATCATATTGGCCAAGGGCAGGGCGTGTTGTATTGTTTGACGCTAGAATACCCCATGTTGCAAGAGCAGTAGAGAGTGATAAATTCAGAGTTTCACTAGTGTTTAAATGCAAAGCAATACCTAGATAACGCTTGACAAAACGGTACTGTTAGTATATAAATAGCAGTATGGCATATACTGTATTCCCAGAAAAAACAGCTGACATATTAAAAGTTGTTAAATCAGACGCTGTAAAAGGTGGTGAGATAGTTGAGCTTTTTTCTTTTCTCAAAAGAAAATATAAAACAGTAAAAATACCAATCAATATTGATCCTGGTAAATTAAGTATAGTAAATGTAACAAGAGATTTGCAAGGTACTGCTGATTTAAAAACAATTCAAAAAGAAGCAAAATTAGATAAAGTTAAAATTAAGTTTGGTGCTGGTTCTGCTGGTAACAGAGGTGTTGCGAATAGAGGTAATCTTTTTGAAAATAATTTTGCAAGAGAGATAAACAATTATTGGGGTGGTGATAAAGTAGAAGATCCTGCTATGTTAAAGGCTATAGAAGATTTAGCAAAAACATATAAATTCAAAAAATTAAAAACATTAAATGTAAAAGAAGAAGGTGCTTTAAACACAAAGAGACCTTTAGCATTTAAACCAGGACCTTTCATAACATCACCAACAGGTAGTTTAGATATTGGTCCAGTAGTAACAGATTTAACTATACATAAAAATAAAAATGTAGAGCGTTATGCAAGAAATGAAGTTGTATCTTATTTAAGTTTAAAACTAGGTGGTACTACAACTTTCTTTAATATTGGTATTAAAAAGATATTAACTAAAGATGAAATACAGAGTGGTATGGTTAAGAATCCAGATGGTCTAAAACTATTGAAGATGTTTGGTATTGACAATAAAACATTTTGTCAAATATTTAATGGTAAATTAGCAAAAGGATATAGTAGTAATACATTTGGTAAAGTAAATAAAAAATATCTAGAAGAATTTTTACAATCAGGTTTAGGCTATGGTTTTCATGTCATTCATAAATTGCCTTCTGGTATCAAATCTTTCAAAGTAGATAGGGCATATATGTTGAGTGCGACTAAACCTTTATCTTGTCAAGTTTTTTATGGTGGATTAGGCGGTCAAGGTAAGAGAATTGATATGGTAATTAAGACACCAAAGTATAAAATGAAAGTAAATATAAGAGACACACAAGGTGGTGACGGATATCCGACTAGGATCATGGGGGATTTTAACTACTTATAGAGTGATAATGCTTGACTATTATAAATAATAGTGTTATAATATATAAATGGAGAGAGTGCTAAATGCAGAAATTTCAAGATTATCTTATCGAAGATAAGAACACACATCTTGAACATCTGGAAGACGAAATAATTAATAATGGAAGTCGTGGAGCTAAAACAGCAATAGAGTTTTTAAAGTCTATCAAACAGATGTTACAAGGAGGGTCAGGTGGATCCACAGTTTCAGTAAAATGGGACGGTGCACCTGCGGTCTTTTGTGGTATCAATCCTGAGAACGGAAAGTTCTTTGTCGGTACTAAATCTATCTTTAATAAAACACCTAAAATAAACTATACAAATGCTGATATCAGTAGAAATCATGGTGGTGCTCTTGCTGATAAATTAAAAGAGTGTTTAAAATATTTACCATCTCTAGGCATCTCAGGAATTTTACAAGGCGATTTACTCTTTGCAAGTGGCGATAAAAAGACTGCTAATGTTGCAGGTAAGAAATCAATCATATTTACCCCTAACACTATTACATATGCAGTACCTGTCGTAAGTTCAGGTTTTCTAGGTCTTGGTAGAAACATATATAAAGAAGTTAATAGTGCAAAAATAGGTATTATATTTCATACATCTTATTCAGGCAAAACAATGGCAACACTAAAGGCAGGATTTGGTGCTAATGTTAGAGGTTTGAAAAAAAGTAAAAATGTATTCTTTGATGACGCAACTTATAAAAGAGCTGATGGTGCAGCTTTTAGTCCTGCTGAAGAAAAAGCATTTGATAATATTATTAGAATGGCAGAGGGTTCTGCTTATAAGGCAGGTGCGTTTGTTGATAAACTAAAAAAAGATACAGGACCTTTATCACTAGGTGTTCAAATGAAAACATTTTTTAATGTTTATATAAGACAAGGCACAGCAATTACAAATACATCAAAGTTAGCAAATAATTTTGAAGTTTATTTTAGAGGCAGAATTAAAAAAGAAATAGATAGTAAAAAAACACCAGCTGCAAAACAAAAGTATGAAGAAATACTTGAAGCAGGTATGAAAATATTAAGAGCAAATAGAGACGGTTTATATTTTGCGATTGCAACTTATATTACATTTCAATCAGCAAAAGCTGTATTGTTAAGAAGATTAAATACTATACAAAGTATCGGTTCATTTTTGAGAACAAGTAATGGATACAAAGTTACAAATCCTGAAGGATATGTAGCAATTCAAAAAGGCGGTGCTGTTAAACTAGTTGACAGATTAGAGTTTAGTAAAGCAAACTTTAATATGGCAAAAGATTGGGTAAAAGGATAATGGATTCATTTAGAAGTTTTATTACGGCTGCACAACAAACAAAGAAATGTCCTGAAGGATATAGGTTTGATAAAAAATTACAAGTGTGTGTGCCTACTGGAGTAACTAGATATTATCCTTATTTTGGTGGTCGAAATGGTAATGGACAAGACAATCAACAATCAGATGATAACACAAACAATAATACAAACGGCAATGGTACTAATGGTAATGGTTCAAATGGTAACGGTACTAATGGTAATGGAAATGGGGGAGAATGAAAAGTTTTAAACTATTTAAAGAATCAATCATTGATATACCTAGACGCACATATGCTCCTAGTGTTTTTGATGATGAAGATACAGATAATCCTAAAATTAAAGATAGTGTATTAAGATTAATCACGGAACAATTTAAAGAATTTGAATCAGAATATCCTATATTAGATTATAGTTTGATAGGTTCTATACTTACAAAAAGATATCGTAATGACGCTGATTTAGATATCAATGTTTTATTTGATGTACCAGAAGAAAAACAAGAAGAAGAAAGATTAAGACTATCTAAGAAATATTTAGCGTCTAGTAATCCAGATAATATACAAGGTAAATTAATACCAGGAACAAAACATCCTATTAACTATTATTTTATTACAGATAAAAAAACTTATGATGACCAAAACAAAAAGGCAGACGCTGTATTTGATATTAAAGGTCAATCATTTGAAAAACGACCAGAAGAATTTGATTTTAATCCTAACTTGTATCTAAAAGACTTTCAAAAACAAGTTGACAAAATAGATATGTTGAAAGGTGAATTAAAAAGAGATATTATAGACTATGACGAATTAACAGAATTAAAACCTGGTGAGATTAAAGATTTAGAAAAAAGAATTAGTAACAAACTAGGTGAAATAGAAAAAGATATACAAGATTTAACAGACATCGGTACTGAAGTTGACGCTGAAAGAAGAGCTGCGTTTGATAAAGATATGACACCAGATGAAATTAAAACTTATAGTATTAAAAACAGATTACCTAAAAATGTAATTTATAAAATGTTAGAGAAATATCACTACTTAACTTTTTTGAAAAAGTGTAAGAAGATTTTAGATGATGGTAAGGTTACAGATGATGAGATAGACTCTTTAAAATATGTAGAATCTGCCCAAAGTAAAACGAGGGCAATCGGAGAGGCGTTAGATAAGGCAAACAAATTGATTTTTGCTTTTGGTAGGTTCAACCCTCCTACCACAGGCCATGCTAAACTTATGAAGGAAGTGATTACACAAGCTAGAAAAAATAATGCTAACCACATTGTTTATGCTAGCGCCTCAACCGATAGAAGAAAAAATCCATTAGATGTAAACACAAAAGTTAAGTTTATGAAAAAGATGTTCCCACAAAATAAGATACAGGCGGCAGGTGGTAATCAAAGAACATTTATGGAGATATTAAAGTTCTATAATAAGATGTATGGTGAAGTAATCATGGTTGCAGGTAGTGATAGAATACGAGAATTTCAATCTCTTGCTGATAAGTACAATGGCAAAGATTATGAATACAAAAAAGTTACAGTAGTTTC